TATGAAGGCGCGGAGTACGAACTACCAGAAGGCGCTGACCATTCGGATATTTACGGGTTTGTTTATCTTATTACTAATATCGAGAATGGCCGCAAGTACATTGGAAAAAAGTTCTTTTGGCGCAAGAAGATCCTTCCCATCACTAAAACTCGTAAACGACGAAAACACACCCAGGTCGAATCCGATTGGAGAAGTTACTATGGGTCGTCGGAAGAGCTCAATTCAGACATAGAAAAATACGGCAAAGACAACTTTCGCAGAGAGATACTACACATCTGCAAAACCAAAGGCGAGTGTGGTTATCTGGAAGCAAAGGAGCAATTCGTGAGAGATGCATTGCTAACAGACGAATACTACAACACGTGGATTCAAGTTAGAGTAAGAAAAAATCATATTAATGGTTTACATCTTAAGGAAAATGGTGTATAATAGTACTATGAATGATAACGTAATACCTTTCCCTGTGGTACATAAGTCTGAGGAATCAGTCGAATTGGCCCTTGACATATTTGAAGGTATAGCCGAATTCTTAGATGATGAAGGCTACGACATAGATGATATGAAGGATGATCTGAACGTCATCTGCAATATGATGGTAGCAGCCATCACCCGACAGGCTGGAAGTCCGCATTTCCTACATGAGGTATTGGCGGAACTACATCAGACCTTAAAAAAACTCGTAGAGGATAACCAAGAAGATAATGATAGTAATTGATTATAATGGAATCGCCATAGCTGGCGTTGTGGTACAAAAACTAGAGATCAATGAGGACCTTATACGTCACATGATTCTCAACTCAATTCGAATGTATAACAAAAAGTTTCGTAGTGAGTACGGCCAAGTAGTTATCGCGTGTGATGCGCGGACATGGCGTAGGGATTACTTCCCTAACTATAAATTTAAGCGGAGAGAAAACCGTGACGACTCGGCAGCAGACTGGGATGAGATCTTTCGTATCATCAATCAGGTCAGGGATGAGATCGCTCAAAACTTCCCTTATAAAGTTATTCATATTGACGGCTGTGAGGCTGACGATATCATTGGTGCTCTTGCTTATGAGACTCAAGAGTTTGGTAAACACGAACCAATGATGATCGTTTCATCCGACAAGGATTTCATTCAGCTGCAAAAGTTTAGTAACGTTAAGCAGTTCAGTCCAATGCAAAAGAAAGCAGTGACTGATAAGAACCCAAGACATTATCTATTCGAACATATACTGAAAGGAGACTCAGGTGATGGAGTCCCTAATTGTCTCAGTCCTGATAATACTTTTGTTGATGGTATACGACAGTCACCAGTGACTAAGAAAAAGATTGAACATTGGCTAGAACATGCAGAGGATCTGCAGTCCGTTATGGACGAGAACACTTATCGTAATTACGTTCGCAACAAGAACCTAATCGATCTGTCCTGCACACCTAGTCATATAAAAGAAGCAATTATAAATAAGTTTGAGGAGGATCCTATTGGTCTCAAAAGGAATGTCCTAAATTATCTTATTAAGAAACGTTGCAAAATGCTAATAGAATGTGTTGAGGAGTTTTACTAAAATGGCAGTGAATAAGTTGACTGGACTAACAGTCCATGAAATCCTAACTAAAGCGGGTGAAGCACCTACCCGTGTTGACAAGGTTGAAGTACTTCGTGAGTACAATACCCTTGCTCTTAGGGATGTTTTGAAGGGTGCATATGATGACGAGGTTGAATTCATTCTTCCTAAAGGTGAGCCACCATACACACCTGCTGATGAAAAAAGTGTTCCCTCGAATCTTAATAAGCAAACGAAACGGTTTCGCTATTTCGTTAAAGGCGGCCCAGGCGAGTCGCTCCAACCCGTAAAGGTAGAGATGATGTTCGTCAAGTTGCTTGAGGCAATCCACCCTAACGATGCGCAGCTTGTTATTAAGATGAAGGAAAAGGACCTAGCTGGTGCCTATAAGGGAGTTACCAAAAAGCTAGTGTCAGAAGCTTTTCCGGGCCTAATCGTTAAATGATGTAAAAATATAAATACCATTATGGTAAGAAAACATTATCATTCAACTGAAAGCTCTAAGATCGTTCTACGGTCCTAGGGCTTTTTCACTTTTTGGAGCTATCACACAACGGAGGAACCTAACTATATCTCGGCAACGACCAATCACTAACAAACGGAGAGATGACGAAATGTATGGATCTCAAATAGAAAGATTGAAGCGAGACTCAAAGGAGCTTAAACATTATATGTACAGAATGGAGAAACGTGGTAATTATCATATTCTGCATAAATTAAGAGTTAAGTACGATTACTTGAACAGCCGAATCAACGATATAGAACAGGAGTTACTTGCAGCATAAATTACTTAAAATAACTATTTACATTACCCTTCTTTTGTGGTATAATAGTAATTATGAATGCTACAGAGGAGGGTAATATATGCGACAACTAGAGCTTTTTCCAACATACGCCGTAATGATCGAAATCGATGAAGGCGATTGGCAATTCGTCAAGGGCCGTGGTGGTAATTGGAAATCAACCGATGACGTTAGGATCTTTGGATCCAAAGAAGAGGCGGCTAAAGAAGCTGCTAGGTGGAATAACCCAGATATTGTATTATATGATGTAGGAGTGATGAATGAACTTATTCATACTAAATGAGGATCCTGTCATAGCTGCACGAGAGCAGTGTGACAAGCATATCAATAAGATGGTTATTGAGTCAGCTCAAATGCTGTCAACAACTCATCGCATGCTTGATGGTACTATGTACTATGAGCTAAGCAAGAACAATCGTAGGGTCAAACGATATAAGTTAACTGACCTTCGTGAGCAGCAACTGTACAAGGCAGTTCATTTTAACCATCCTTGTACCGTCTGGACTCGTGAAAGTCTATACAACTATATATGGCACTACAAACATTTCATCGCCCTTTGCGACGAGTTCACGCATCGTTATGGTAAAGTACATATGACTGACACTAAGTTGCGTAAAGTACTGATGGCACCTCCGTTCCATATTCCTAACATTGAGCGTACTCCTTTCAAGTTGGCAATGAAATCCAATCCTGAGTGTATGTTCCCTGAGGATCCAGTCAAGTCCTACCGTATGTACTATAAGACAAAGCAGTCTAGGTTCAAAATGGCTTGGACTAAACGTGATGTACCGGAGTGGTTTGCGGCGTGATGTTACCTATTGACATCTTTGAGTATAAAAAGCGATGGTCTTGGAATGCTCATATCATAAAGCTCCATAGCGACTATCGTAGTGAAGCAAAGGACTGGTGTAAATCTCAAATGCTTAAGCAGCAGTGGGATGTACAACAGTATACTAACGTCTATGAGGATACCTATTTGTTTGAGGAGAAAGACGATGCGGAAAGTTTCGCAAGACGATTTAACGTCGCCTGTAAAGACAGGTTATCCAGACTGTGATGCAGTCAATCGTGAAAGCTATTACGACTACATGAAACGTCGCAGTCGTGAAGAAGATGAAAAGTTACGTATAGATAATAATACTGCTTATCCATATAAAGGATGGAGTCAAGACGCCATTGTCTCTGACTTGCGAAAACGAGCAGATCAATTGAGGAAAGACATAGATGCCTACGTACACGGTGAGAAACACTGATGACGACTCAGAGTTTGAGATACTAACGTCATGGGATAGCCTTCAAGAGATTCTTAAGAAGAACCCACATTTCAAAACAGTTATAACAGCTCCTAGGATAGTTTCAGAGCGTGGAACTAATCTCAAGGTCGATGACGGTTTCAGAGAAACCATGTCAAAGATCAAGGATACATATAAAGTAAATAACATTAAGGATTACTGAACAGTGAAAAAGAGTGCCGGTTCTCTTAAAGTTAGACTTGACGATATGGTTGAGTTTGAGCCTTTAACTAAAATACAGAAAGATGTAATCGATGAGTATGAAGCAGGAAACAATCTCGTCCTTGCAGGATCTGCAGGAACTGGCAAAACATTCTTGGCTATGTCCTTGGCTCTTGAAGATGCACTCGACAGAGATTGCTCACAGGACAAGGTCGTCATCGTTAGATCGATCGTTCCAACGAGAGACATCGGATTCCTTCCTGGAGATGAGGAAGAAAAGAAGGATGCATACACTGGTCCATACCGCGCAATATGCACGGAACTATTTAACGAACCTGACGCGTGGACAAAACTCAAAACGGCGGGAACCGTAGGGTTTATCTCCACCTCGTTTATTCGTGGACTTACGATTAACGACGCAATCATCATCGTTGATGAAATGCAGAACTTGACCTTTCATGAGTTGGACTCAGTGATAACTCGTGTTGGTCGTAACTGTAAGTTTATCATGTGTGGTGACTACTATCAATCTGATTTTAACAAAGAAGGTGATAAAAATGGCATATTGAAGTTTTTAACTATTGTCGAACAATTACGGAAGTTTTCCGTATTTGAATTTGGCTGGGAAGACATTGTACGTTCTGACTTTGTTCGGGACTACATTATGACCAAGGAAATGCTGAAAATAAGAGAGTAAGTGTCATGGCGAAGTTCAAGAGATTTGATCCTCGTAATAAGAATGCAAACAAACACAAAAGAATGTCCAAAAACGCTTTCGTAGCAAAGAAATTTATAGATGATGAAGAATATGTTTATACACGAACAAATAGACCTAGGGTACGAAGACCTAGAAGCGAAAACAACCTCCAGCGGGCGTAAGTATCAAACGCCAACGGGTAAGCAGTATCCGTCAGTAACGACGGTATTGTCAATCCTATCAGAGGAAGCAATTCAGAAGTGGAGAGCCAGAGTTGGCGCAGAGGAAGCGAATAAGATATCGCACCGAGCGGCAACTCGAGGTACTGCTGTACATGAGATCATTGAGAAGTATCTTGATAATGATCCACAGTTCAAGGAAGGATATATGCCAAACATTATATCCGACTTCATGGACGTTAAACAGATCCTAGACGAAAGGGTCGGGACGATCTATGCTCAGGAGTGTCCACTCTACTCTGATTACCTTAAGATCGCTGGCAGGGTGGATTGTGTAGCTGAGTTTGATGGTAAACCTTCAATCATTGACTTTAAGACTTCGCGCAAAACCAAAAAGAAATCTTGGATTGAGAACTACTTCATTCAGGAGTCCGCATATGCAATTATGTGGGAAGAAAGAACTGGTATGCCAATCACTCAACTAGTGACAATCATATCCGTTGACAACGAGGACTCTCAGGTCTTTATCGAACATAGGGACAACTGGGACGCTAAATTATTGGAGACCATTGATGAGTACAAGAAGAGAAAAATCTTTGGCCGTTAGGGCTCATCAACAGATTGGAATTTGTTGTGAGACTCTTTGTGAAAAGGGCGTTGTGATTGACTACATCAAAGAGTTAGAGGATAAAGTCGATAAGCTTGAACGTGCAAACAAGCTATACGAAAAACTGCACAATGGGGTATTAAAATGAACCTAAAGAATATCATAGCCAAGACAGGTAGATCCATAGCATTTTCGCTGATGGCTATGTTTACAGCATTTTTTATCATGTTACTTACAGTAGTTTTTTTCGACGAAACCGTCAAGAAATGGGACATTAAAAACGCACTTCCAGTGTTTGTCGCAGCGTGTGTTGGCTGTTTTGCAGGTAATACCATAGGCAAAGCAGTGAAAAAAATGTGAAAAAATATGAAAAAAAATGAACTTTTTTCATATTTGCTATTTACATCTCCTTCGATATAGTGTATAATAGTACTATCAAATGGAAGGAGAATATATTATGAACTACGAAAATGCAGTACAAAATGTGCTAGATTACATGGTCAAGGACTACTCTCGGTGGTCAAGCGGTAAAGATATGCCGTTACCAACTTACGTAATTGAGTCAGGTCGCAACTACGATCGTATCGTACAAATCTGCGGTTACAACCAGAGCCGATCTTGCGCTGGTTTCATCTGTCGTAAAGACAACTCAAAGAAAGGTTTTAAGACCGGAGACTTACTTATGTCTGCTGGTTGGAACGGTCCTGCAACTAACTTCACTCGTGGAAACATCTTCGAGGATAATTGCATGGAACGCGTTCGTTGGACGGGGATATTATGAACATGTATAAAAAAGATAAATTAATTTTAGTTGATTGTGATGGAGTCTTGGTCGATTGGGCCTACTCCTTCGACTGTTGGATGGAGGCTCGTGGTTACGAGCTTACCGATGAACATCATTACGATGTAGCAAAAAGGTATGGTATACCAAGACATGTTACCAAATCACTGGTTCGTGACTTTAACGAATCTGCTGCGATTGGTTTCTTACCTCCTCTAAGAGATGCGGTATACTACATCAAGAAGCTGCATAAGGAACACGGGTTTGTGTTCCACTGCATTACGAGTCTAAGCCTAGACAAGTATGCAGGTAAGCTTCGTAAGCGTAACCTAGAAATGCTCTTTGGTGAAACTGTCTTTGACGAAGTAATCTGTTTGGATTGCGGAGCAGACAAGGAAGATGCATTACGTAAGTATGCTGATACCGAGTGTTACTGGGTAGAGGATAAAGTCGAAAACGCTGAGGAAGGTCTTCTTCATGGTCTTGACTCAATCCTAGTTGCTCACGATCATAACGCTAACTATGAGGGAGAGATCCCAAGATACTGGAAGTGGAAACATATTTATGAATACATCACTAGTTAAAGCGGGGCTAGTCGCCGCATTCGTTATTGGCTGTGCACCTGCACATGCTGATACAGTTTACCTCACAGGTACGGTCGTAGACGTAGACCCTACCTATACACAGCAGCGAGTCCAAACGCCGTATCGTGCTTGTGAGGTAAACCAAGTACCAATCTATGGTCAAGGAAACATGAACCAAGACGGTGCCATCCTTGGTGGTATCATCGGAGGTATCCTTGGTAACCAAGTTGGGAAAGGATCTGGCAAGGAAGTTGCCACTGGAGTAGGAGCACTAACCGGAGCTATCATTGGCGGTAAAGGCAATCAAAAGATTATCGGTTACCAAAATGTTGAGCAGTGTAGTGTTCAGTACGAAACATCAATCAAGGACGTATTTGTATCAAACACTGTTACCGTAAGGGTAGGTGAAGAAAACTTGACGTTCTATAGCAAACGCCAATACGATGTCGGTCAGACCGCTCGTATTAAAATCAATAGAACTTTGGATTAAGAGGTAAAAATGAGAGAACATTTAATTAAAGCCCTGAAGGCTCACGCGCATGGTCACATTCAAAAGCATGTGGCTAACGTTGAGATCTATCTTGAGCGAGCACAAGGAATTGCTGAACATCCAGACGTGGTCGACTCAATAGAAAAAGAACTTGCTGAAATCGCAGTATACGATGATCAACTATCAATGCTTGAGAAGTATTTCTAATGTATAGACCTCTTCCTAGCTGCGTAACTATTCGTAACTCAGATATTGAGGGTCTAGGATTATTTGCTATTGAAGAAATAAAAAATGGCACTGAGATCGGAATGTCTCATTTCTACTGGGGTGAACAACTTTGCCGAACGCCACTCGGTGCCTTTTATAACCATTCGACTGAACCAAACATTGAGAAGGTTCGTCGAGACAGCAGATACTTTATTACAGCCACAAGAGACATTGGTGCTGGTGAGGAACTTACATGCTTATATACTTTTTACAATGTTAACGGGAACTCATAGTTGTAGAACTAAGTGGTCCGTTAGTGAGCGGGACCAATACATTGATCTTGAGGATCTCCTTCCATTGATCAACTCAAGAGAACCAGTATTGGTCCCGCATATTGATATCGCATGGAAGTACATGGACGATCCCGATATGAAAATACATGGAGGATACGGCCTACGATACAAACGAGCTGACATACATTGCCCAGGAATAATTGCTGACGGTGTAACTAATCCTTTTGGAAAAAGATATAGGATGGTTGACGGTAGCCATAGGATAACAAAAATAACGCAGGAAACCGATTGGACTCAGTCTTACTTTTACATTATCTCAAAGGACGAGTTCCATTCATACTTGAAAGACTACGATGGACATAATTGATAATTTTTTGGATAAGGATACCTTCATTAAATTTGCGGGTGGAGTTATGCAACTACCTTGGTTCTACTCACCAACCAAGACTACAACACTTGGTCACAGCGAGACTTGGAACCAACAGATGAGTCATAGTTTTTATTATAATGGCAAAGCCGAAAGTGAACATACTCATCTGCTTAAACCATTCAACGATTTCTTTATGCCAAATAAGTATCTTAGGGTAAAGGCTAATCTTACGATGCCAACAAGTAAGATACACGCATTTGATATGCATAACGACTGTGGCAATGATATGCCTTACAAAACCGCTATCTTTTACCTAAACAACAACGATGGTAAAACAGTCTTTGAGGCTAACGAAGAAATTGAGTCAATTGAGAATCGGTTAGTAATATTTGATGGCCGAATAACACATGCTGGAACAACCCATACGAATAAAAAGTTTCGTTGTGTTATCAATTTCAATTGGACTTAACTTAACTCGGTGTAGGTCAGTCTGGTAGACCGCTACGTTTGGGACGTAGATGTCGGAGGTTCAAATCCTTCCACCGAGACCAATAGGAGTGAGGTGTTATGGAAGCACGTTGGATTCCAAATCCAAAAGCTGGGGTTCGACTCCCTGCACTCCTGCCAATTTTAACCAGCGCCTGTAGCTCAGCTGGATAGAGCGTCGGTCTACGAAACCGAAGGTCATATGTTCGAATCATATCAGGCGCGCCAATTAGAAGGAGCGATATGTATCGAAGAAATGAAAGACGTCCAAGACGTAATTTTGAAAAGCCATCCAAGGGACTACAAGTAATAGTTAGGGATGGTGATGTAAACCAAGCCTTGAGGGTTTTCAAGAACAAGGTAAAGCGAGCTGGAATAATCCAGGAGTGTAAGCGCAGACAATATTACACTAAACCATCAGAGCAAAGGCAAATAAATAAAAAGCGAGCCATCAAAAGGTGGCAGAAGTATCTTAAGAAGAGAGAACAAACTTATGGCTACTGATGATATATTTGACTTTGGTTTTACTGCTGTAGATGAACATGAGCTTGAGGCTGTCCAAAAGACAGCAGACAAAGCTAACAATACTGAAGATAAACTAAACAAACTTTATAACTCAATCCTCCCTTTGTTGAGTAACCTTAAGGCCAATCCTGAAAAGGACTACATTTATTGGCCAAACAGAACGGCAAAGGTCGAGGAGTTTGAGGACCGTCTTCGTAAAATCATGGAGTAACAATGGGCGTTAATGTGAATGGAACCGTTCTTCCCATAGAAGAACTACACTTGTCATTTTTGGTTAATAAGTTAAGAACCGAATATGGTTTCTTAAAGTCATCTCGAGGTAACGTACCATGTACTGAGGAAGGAAGAGTCATTCCTATGTACACTTATCCTTGTTACGAGTACCTAAGATCCATCGATTGGTCGGACGCATCAGTGTTTGAGTTTGGTGCAGGTTTTAGCACAGTTTGGTGGAATGAGACTGCGAAAAGTGTAGTCAGTGGAGTTGAGCATAACGAGGAATGGTTCAAAAGTATTAGTAGTTCGTTGCCTAATGCAAAGCTTACCCTAGAAACTGATAAGAATAAATATATTAATGCATGTAGCGGAATGTACGATGTTATTGTGGTCGATGGAGAACACAGGGCGGATTGTGCATCACACGCTATTGAGCATCTGAACGATGGTGGAATGATCATCCTGGATAATACGGACATATATGATACTGCTAAAAATATACTTGATGATGCAGATCTAATTCCTATGCACTTCCATGGATTCAAACCTATCCACGTTGAGACTGAAACTACTTCCTGCTATGTTAAGCGGGATTTTAATCGTAAACCAATATCCATCTTGCCGATGGGTGGAACCAAAAGGGAACTAATATAATGGCATTCAAACTATCTAATCGTTCACGCGGAAAACTTGAGGGAGTACATCCTGATATGGTTGCAGTCGTTGAGCGTGCAATTGAACTAACCAAGGTTGACTTCGGTGTAACCTATGGTGTACGTTCCGTCGAGGAACAAGAGCGACTCGTAGCGAGCGGACGTTCACAAACCATGAAATCAAAGCATCTTGTTCAGGACAGCGGATACTCACACGCAGTCGATGTAGTAGCATATGATGGCTCAGATGTTGTCTGGGAGATTAATGTTTATGATGATATCTGCGATGCATTTGCACAAGCAGCCAAAGAACTTGATGTTGCTGTTAAGTGGGGAGCAGCTTGGTCAGAAGGAGATATCCGTACATATGAAGGTACCGCCGAAGACGCAATGAACGCATACATCGATCTTCGTCGTTCACAGGGACGGAGGCCTTTCATTGATGGACCACATTTCGAACTTATGTAAGGTATTAGTATTATGCCTGACACTATCGTTTGCGAGTAAAGCTTACGCCGAACCATTCTTTATGCAAAATACTTTGACGTGTGATGATGCGGATAAAGTACTTAGTATTGTCAAGGACACGCATAACGAAACACTAATATGGATGGGAGAGATTACACCAGATATCTTTCAATCATTGTGGGTAAATCAGGAAAAACAATCTTGGACCATTATTGTTGTAAATAAAGCTTTGAGTAAAGCATGTCTTGTAGCAAATGGTGTAGGATTCGCTGATTTTATGTCTCAGATAGGAAAGCCTATATGATAACCAACATTCATCAGCAACAACAAATGCTTCAAGGCAACAGTGCTATGCCAATGAATGAAGGCGATAAGTCAGTGGAAGGCAATTCTAAAAATATGCCTTTCAATCCAAACACGTTCCCGAACTCAGAGAACGTAAGACCTCCTCAGAAGAAGGAGCCTTTACGTGTAGTGGAACCATCAACACGTACTGCAGTAGCTCTAAACATTGATGAGAAATATGAACGAGTGATTGACGCCTATCAGAAACTTGATAGGAAAACCGGTCACTATGTTGATTTCGTTATTGTCTAAGACTTCTTTGGAAACTGATATTGCCTAGGACAGGCAAAATCCCAAGGTAGATACAACCTTGGTGGATAGTTATAATACGTCCAACTTACTTCTTTTGGTGCTCTGTATTCACAGACCCTTGTCAGCTGATTACCATACGTCCAACTGTGAGTAGCAAAGACTCCAGTCAGCAATAAAGTAATCATAGCTGCCCAGTCTGTCTCATAACCACCAACCAAATGATACCAATAGCGGCAGCACTTAATACTAGTACCAAAGCACCAATAGCGATACCCTCAGCCAACTTCTTTCTACGATCCTGCTGAGCATAAATCGTTTCTTGTCTTTGCTTTCTGATATTTACTTCAGTACGTACCAACTCATCCCATGCTGATAGTCCACGAGTATGAATGATAATTTGCCTTAGATCTTCACGCATATCCTCGGCCTTCTTCTTGGCCATAAAGATCTGCATTGCTTCTTCCTCAACAGAGCCTGACTGAAAAAGCTTTTTGAACAAAGGTGGTTTCTTATTGTCTTCCTCTGCCTTTTTGATATCAGCGACCGCGCCCATCCATTTTCCGAGGGCACCGGCCATGTCTTCGATATCACGGCCTGCACTGACCGCTGACTTAACAGCATTAAACGCAGCAGATGCCGCTCCTAGAGCTGTGATTGGATCTATCATATTGATTCCTTATTCAATTGTGAATCGGTATGATATATGAATAATTAAACGGTCCTTCTCAGTTCACTTCTATTAGTTTTAATTGTGCCCATTCTTTTTTATTCCGTTCATGTCATGAATTAGTTCCATCATGTCGTTACGGATCTTTTCATGTTGCTGCTCAAGTTGTTTTATTCTTGTAGCATAGAATTCAAGGGTTAGTTTCTGTTGTTGGTCAAACGGAGCTTGACCTGTTTCAATTTCTTTTGTAAGTTTTTCAAGTTCACTGGCGATATGCTCAATCAGCATAAACTGTTCAGCGTCAGCCGGCAGTGCACCAATCTCGCCGCGAGGCCATTTGATGCGAAACTCAGTGTTCTTCTCTACTTCTTTCTCCATCATAGTGATATTGGTATTCATTTGTGTGATATTTTCAAGCACGCCAAAGTAAGCCCATACAGCAATTGCAGTTCCAAAAACAAGTGATACCAGGTTCCGAATAGGCATAGCCAACTCGGTATTTTCGTTTAGCTTTGCAGCCATAAATTTCTCCTAAGGGGGATATCCCACTTGTTAGGATAAAACAGTCATGCGCTTTATCCACTATTATTTATAAAAAAAGGGTTTACATATGCTCACTTTTTTGATATAATAGTAGTTATAAATAAAGATTGAGATTGTTGAAGCAATCTGACGACGTACTGGACTGGGGGGCAGTACCCCACAGCTCCACCATAAACACACTACTTTGATCTAGAAGTGACAGAGGTTACGAAGAGACTAAGATACCACCTAATGTGGTTACGCAGAGGAGGATACTGCAAGTAGTGTGTTTATGATGGGGCTGAACTAGGATCGACAGGCGGCATAGGTGAGTGGAGATCTCCGGAGGCGAACGCGTAATAGTCGCATCAAAACAACTGCAAACGATAATGCAGCACCTGAGTTCGCGTTAGCGGCATAACTCAGCGGGGTATGGGTTCCACCTTGTTACCAAACGGGCCCACCTTAATTCACTTGCTTGAGGTTAAATTATGCAACATAAGATTAGCGATTTCTGCGACGTTATAGAAGTAATGCACACCAAGGCAGTACTGCTACGTCGAGAGAAGTACGAAAAACCTAAGGGATCACGTGACGAGAGTTACATAACAACCCTTATCGAAGATATTCAATCATTAGCTCTACAGATCGCACATGACAGACACAGACACCCAAAGAGAGAGGGTTAAGTTCTGGCGTAAAAACATCCATGATGGAACCAACTGTATTAGGTACTATAAAGAAATCAATGGATGGGTTAAGCGTAGGAACGTAGCTACTCTTCTTGATTATGGCTGCGGCAAAGGTCTGCAGTACAAACAAAAATTTGATAAACTAATCGGAGTCCCACGTGAGGATATTGATCTATATGACATTGGGAGCATTAGCCACGGTAAACTGCCAATGGCTATATACGAAGGTATCATTGCTATCGATGTATTTAACTACATTGGTGAGCAGTTTCTAGAACGTGATATGGTAGAGCTTTTTCGTAGAGGTGGATCGTTGTTCGTAACCATACCTCTCGATAGCAGAGACCCGCATTCAGTTACCAATCGCCCTATTCATTGGTGGGACGAAGTTTTTATGTCGTTTCCAAACTACGCTGAGGTGACATACTACAGTAAAAAGAAACTAACAAAGAGAATATTTAATGACGGCGCACGTATTGGGTAACGGACCGTCTATCTCTTTATTCAAAAGGGATGAATGGCCAGAGACGGATATCTTTATCGGCTGTAACTTTTCAGACGAAGAAACACTACGTCCTGACTATACCGTAATGATTGACATTAGGCCTATGCGTAAGTTCTACGAGGGTCACAAGGTTGGAGTCCCGATGGTTCTATCGGATCGTGCCGAAAAGTTTATCCTTGATAAGAAGGGTTGGGACGATATGAATAATCGTGGTGCGATCATTCTAAAGGAGATCGTACCACTGCTCAAGTACAAGGACCTACATCCAAAGTGGGCACTAAACTCTGGTCAGCACGCGGCAATGTATGCTTTGGATAAAGAAGACATTACTGACTTACACATCTGGGGTACTGATACCTTCTGGGGTAATGCTCTTAAATCAAACACTGACGCAATCATCAGACCAAACGCAGGTGACCGAGTACGACTAGACATAGCTGATCCATGGCGAAAGTTCTGGGAACGCATCTTTGAGGAACATCCTGACCACACCTTCTATATACACGCGCCAAAAGATTCACAATTGCACCAGGACTATAGACTAGATAATGTTAAAGTCGTATTTCACTAATAAGAGAGTCGCAATAGTTGGTAATGCGGAATCATTATTCGACCAACCGCATGGGTACTTTATTGATGGTCACGACACAGTATGTAGAATGAACCTAGGGTGGCTAACTCCAAAATCTGAATCTTCTGGAGTAAAAACCGATTTGATCTTTATGTCTCCTCCTGCATTGTTTATCAAAAAGCAGGGGTATCCTAGGGAAGGGAAGATCATACACGCGACCAGCAAGGACAGGGATCAATTCGCAAACCAAGGATTTGAGGGTTTACCTATAACTTTCAACAACGAGTGCGAAAGAATACTTGGATGTAGACCATCAACAGGATCACTCGTAATTTGGTACGCTGTCAATGCTGGATGTAAAGAGATCGATGTATTGGGATTTGACTTTAAGAAGACTAAAACCTTTTATCATTCAAGACCGAAACCAGCAATAACTGAAAAGCACGACTACGTGAGAGAGAAAGAATTCCTGCTATCATTGCAGGAAGAAGGGAAGATAAGATTATGGTGAAAACGCTAGCAGACTACATTATGGTATTCAACGACGTCCTACCTTGGGATATGAGAGAAGGCATGATGAAAGCCTTTGACGAAACTTCTGAAAGGGTCAAACGGGACAACGATGTTATGAACTTTGAGGAGATTAACATCCTGACCTCTCCAGCCTTTGTGGACTATAAACAACCAATGACCCAGGCTATGCTCGCAATCTCAAAGGCATACAAGAAACGGACCAATGCCTTTTGGCCAGATAAGTTGGCCTTTGAGGCACCACGGATCAAACGATACGAACCAAACGTTGGTAAGTTTGATTGGCACATAGATGCGGATACCGCAGAGAAAGGCAAGCGACTACTCGTTATGTTTTGGTATCTGAACGATGTCATTGAAGGTGGTGAGACTGAGTTCGACCTGAACGGCGTAGAGATCAAGGTACCAGCGAAAGGCGGATCCGTGGCGTGTTTCCCTCCTAACTTCATGTACCCACATCGTGGGGCAACTCCAACCTCAGAGGCAAAATACGTAGTTTCCTCGTACATTCAGTTGCCATGATATCAGAGTGGGGCAATAGGGTTGAGCGTGAGACTCGACTACGTATTCGACTAGCGATAGCTGCGTATGCCTATGAGGTCGAATCCGATTCCATAATGTCAGACCACGAATTTGACGATTTATGTAAAAAGGTGGATCTAACCGTCAAAACCGGCAATCATAAGATGGACAACTGGTTTAAGAAAAACTTTGATCCATCCACAGGACAATGGATCCATAAGCATCCGGATAAGAATCACATAAAAGAAATTTACGACAAGTGGTACAGAAAGGAATAACCATATAACAAAAAATTCTAAAAAAAATGAAAAAAAATGCATTTTTGTGAAAAAAGTCCTTTACATTGGTAGAAAGCTATGGTATAATGGTACTATCAAATGGAAGGAGAACCAATATGATTAACGCTAAAGACATCGTCGCACTTCGTAAGATCCTCGCAAACATCGAGAACTCAGCTGACTACAGCAAAGTAGTTGCGGAACTCAAAGCAGCAGGTCGTAACATGCAGCGCGACATCAAACAAGGCTTTTCAATCGGAGACCGAGTATCGTTCTCTGGAAAGCGTGGAAATACTGAACGTGGTGAGATTATCAAGATCAATCCAAAAACTATCGTCGTAAAGACTGATTTCGTAACTTGGAAGGTTTCACCATCGTTGCTAAAAAAAGTTTCATAAATGTGAAAAAAGTCCTTTACACGGACTCAAAACTGTGTTAGAATAGTTATATCAAATGGAAGGAGAAATACATTATGATGACTGAAAAACAAAAAACCGCTCGTTTGGAACTAATCAAGGCAGTTGCCGAAAAGCGTAAAAAGAGCGCAGCATTCCGTCTTAAGATGGAGATGGGCGCAAAGAACGTTCGTCGTTGGTCTGACGTCGAGGAAAAGCCTCGTCGTAAATCTCGTGAGGACAAAATCGATCAACTGATCAATCAGCTTGACGATAACCATAATCACTGGACCGACGCTGAGTCTTATGCCGAAACACACTACGGCAGCGTTGCCCGTAACACTCTAAAAGAATGGGACTGATATGACATTCAATCAAATACTTTTAGGTATCGCATTGGGTTTAGGAATGGTCTTGATTGATATGTACCTAATCCCAGGAGGGATCTACTGAATAGTATAAAGGAGAGAATGATGGTTAGGGTTGTACACTATGTTGGTTTCCGCGGAGACGAGTATGTTCGTGCATACCGTGTCTGGGGTGGACCTGTTATGATTCACAAGGACAACGATCCTCGTGTGATGACTGAGGTTGGTCCAGAAGACGTGGTTGTGTACGGACCAAAATCTAATCCAACTCCTTGGGTCTGGGACGCAAGTAGGGATATGTAATGAAATTTGACTTGAAGCTAACACAGCCTCTTGACTGGTATCTTAAGTGGGTGGCTACGATCTTCATCGTGGCTGCCGTACTTTGTAGATCCGTTGAGGACATGCCAAAGATCTTTGATATAGTTCTATCTTTGATAGGAACAAGTCTTTGGTGGTGGGTAGCAGTTATTTGGAAGGATAGGTCTCTTATCGTTCTAAACACTGTGTTGTGTTTTATTCTTGCCAATGCTACGTTGAGGTATTTCATATGACTATGCATTTAGTTCGTGGTATGACCACCATTAACACTAAGAAACGTAAAGGTAAAAAGCTTAACCTTGAGAAACTTGAACTTGAGTGGCGCAGGTACAACAAAGACATGCGTCGTAAGAACATGCACTCATGTCAGTTCGATACCCTACAGGATTATGTTGATTACGTTCAAGGTAAGAAGAAACCATTAAAAACGGAGTTTAAGCCTTATGTCCCTGAAAAGTCGTACTCGCGTACAACAAAACAATATCCTAGCCTCCAGACGTCGGACTCAATACCTGGATCTTGTCGAAAGAAAGAAAACCCAGTGTACACAGGCGACCTCATTGTTGGTATCGGAACAATGCATAAATCAAATCTCGTGCCAGTTATGCGTGGAACAAAGCAAGCTGAAGAACTAGCCAAAATGCGGAGGTAATATTATGGCAACAGTTAATATGGAAGTGGATCTATGTGCGGATCTAGATGACAATGGCGTCAACATGACTCTTTTCTTTGGAGACAGCTCTGATCCTGCTGTTGAAAAAACAATCCTTTGGCCAGAAATCGTGGCTAAACACATTGAGTGTTATACGGTACCGAGCAAGAATTGTGTTCCTTATGACAACAAAGAAGATCTTGACGAGGCGTTTGTTCTCGTAAGAGTGCTTCGTGCTGTGGCTGACAATGTTGAGGATAGGCTAATGAGTCTAGACACACTTGATCGTCAGGCATGGCTTGAGGCAAACAACGGGGAGTATGGTGGTGACATCACTCCATTTCTAAAACCTATGAAGGAGACATTATATGGTACTAATTGAAGGACTTGACCGTGAAGGCATGGTCGCAAGACTACGAGCTGGCACATGCCGAGTAGTCTTTGAGAAACTCAACGGTGAGATGCGGGATATGACCTGTACATTGAAACAGGATGAGATCCCTGGTCATCATCAGCCAAAGACAACCATTGACGAAGAAGAAGGTGTGATGAAAACCATTACAGCACTTAAAGTCTTTGACGTTAATGCGGATGGCTGGCGATCGTTCCGAGTCGAAAACGTACGTGAGTTCTACTCCGACTAAAAAAAAATGCATATTTGTGAAAAAAAGTTCATTTTTCTATTTACATTGCTGTTCGACTATGGTAGAATAGTAGTATCAAATGGAAGGAAAGGAACCTTATTATGATTGACTTTATCTCAGCCGACACGGATCTATTCAAATGTTCAACGGAAACTACATGGTGGCCGAAGCCGCAACAGCTAAGACCATCTGTTATTACCTTCAAGAACATGGTTTTGAAGATTCCGTTATGGCTTCATCGTCAATTGATTTCGCAAGTGAGTATGGTTTCGATACCGATGACTGCGCTCGTGATCTTTGGGATCAAGGCGTCAAGATGTATTACATGGCAGGAGGTGTACAATAATGGCTGGCAAAAATCTACTTAAAACTGGTAAACGTAAAAAGCCACGTGCTGCTCCAATTATTCGTCGAGGTGGTAAACTCGCTGAGCCGAATTGGAACGAGGTTGATCTAAATGATGGTCAGGCTGTTCACCGTCGTCGTCAATACATTCGTGCATGGTACTACGAGAACTATAAGCATAAGGATCTAATACCATACGTATGGGAATGGATGAAAGCCAACAAGTACAGTAAGGATGACATTCAAGCAGCTAAGAATGCTGGTCGTTTGGCTGATACTGCTACCGTTGGTATCATTGCTCGTATGGAGACTATGGGTGCGCCTTATAACAACAAGGCAGAAGCCGCATATTGGATCTCACTTCCTGGCACTGGTAATACCTTTTACGAAGCTCGTGACTGGTTGACCAACCGTATCTCTGAAGCAATCGCGTATGGCAAAACTGTCATCGTTGAGAAAAAAGCTGAAGAGGATAGCAAACCCGTTGTGGTTCGTAAGACTCCTCAAGAGCTACTTCGTGAGAAGGTATACAATACAGTCATGGAGGACGTGGATACTCTAGAGGACGAATGGATCCAAGGTAAGAAAACTACAATTGATCTATACAACCTATTCCTTAAGTATGACCTCAAGGGTGCAGCTGTTGAGATCGTTCGTAAGTTCATTGATGGTTGGCATCTTGATTACTATGATGCATATCACAAGAAGTGTGAACAGGCCGTTGAGGGTTATAGCCACCTTAAGCGTCCTGAGCTAAAACGTCGACTTAAGGCGTGTGATGATATGATTGCCGATCTTGACAAACTCAAGGCTCGTGCAAAAGCCACTCGTAAGGTTCGTACTCCTAAAGCACGATCCAACGATTCACAGATTAAGTATCTCAAGTTCTGTAAGGAATCACGAGAATACAAACTACTCTCCATCAATCCGCTCACGGTACCTGGAGCTATGCGACTCTATACGTTTAATCAAAAGACTCGCACATTGTCTGAGTACGTAAGTTACTCAACAACAGGCTTCGAGGTAAAGGGTACTACCCTACAGAAATTTGATGAAGGGTTGAGTAGGTCAGTCCGTCTGCGAACACCAGAGGATTTCCTACCCATTATTCTCGGTAAGACGCCAAAGCAAATCGATAATGCTTGGGCTAAACTTACCACAAAGACGGCCAAACCAAACGGTCGTATCAATGCCGAAACGTTATTGCTAAGGGTTATGGACAAATGAGTTTAGATGCAAGACTAGAATCTTTACAGCGAAAGCATAAGGATATAGACGATAGGATCAAAGCTCTTGAAGGAGAGCGTGCTCCTGAAAAATTCATTAAGTCAATGAAGATCCGAAAGCTAATGGTTAAGGATGAGATAACTCGTTTAGAGAGTGAGATAAAAACTTTATCATGAAGCATTTAATAGCTGAGGCCGTTGTAACTGCAGCCCTAGGTCTAACCGCTCCAGACATGGAGTGTATAGCCAAGAACATTTACTTTGAGGCTCGTAACCAATCGCACCTTGGTCAGATAGCAGTGACTCATGTTGTTCTTAATCGTATCAGAGATGAACGATATCCGAATAACGCGTGTGATGTTATCAAACAAGGTCCTACAGACTCAACTGGATTCCCTAAACGGCACAAATGCCAGTTCAGTTGGTATTGCGATGGGCTCTCTGATGCCCCAAAGAATGATGAGCTGTGGGATACTGCACAGGAAAGAGCCACAGAGGCCATTTCATTGTATGGTGCTTATGAAGATTTAACAAATGGTGCAACTCACTACCACGCTAAGAACGTTACTC